CATTTTGTTAACTTGCCCGACTCGATCTATGCGGGCTATGCACTGTAGGTACGTCTCTACAGACATGACGGGTGACCAAAAAATCACCGTATCTGCTGCTGTCAGTGTAACCCCATGTGAGGCTGCTTGGGGTTGAATAACTAAAATTTTTGGGTCTGGTGTGTTCTGGAACCGGCTGAAGATCGCCCCTCGCTCGTTGGCAGAGACAGCGCCGTTGATGACTTCGCTGGAACAGTTAATGCTGTCTAAGAAGTTCTTTACCAACGTAATCGTATGCGTGTATGGAACAAAGATGATGAGCTTGTTGCTTGACTCTTCGATCACTTCCTCAAGCACTCGCAGCCTGGGGGACACATCGAACTCTATGACGTTGTGGTTGTCTGTGTACACAGCGCCACCGGAAATCTGAAGTAGCTTGTTGAGCGCAGCCGCAGCGTTAACCGTAGTTATCTGCTCACCGACCGCTTTGATCAGCATTTCTCTCTTCAACTCGCTGTAGTATTTTTGTACTTGGGGAGACAAGGGTACTTCGCGGGTCTGATAGGTAACTTCAGGTAAGTCTAGGCAGTCAGCCTTCTCGTAGCGGATTGCAGGTTGCAGCGCGTCGAACACAATCGTCCGAGACTCAGGCTTAGGACTCCACTTGAAGCGGGTTATCTGGCGCATAACCTTCTCTTGCCATGAGGACATCCGGCGAGGTACGCCTTCCGGGTTGACCATCTTAGCTAGACCATACGCATCCATAGGCGACTGCGCTGCTGGTGTACCCGTCATCATCCATAGGTAGGTGTCAGGCTTGACTAGCTTCGCTAAGATTTTCCACCGCTTGGTCGTTGGGTTCTTATATGCATTGGCTTCGTCTACGATGATCAAGTCAAAGTTGGCTGCGCTTATCTCGCGCTCTACGGTGCCCACGCCATCGAAGTTGATGATCACAAAGTCGTAGCTACCACCGATCACCTTCACCCGCTTACTAGTAGAACCATGCGCTATGCCACATGTGCGATGCATCGCGCTCTTGAACAAGTCAGACTGCCAAGCGGCTTGCATGATGGACAACGGGCAGACTACTAGCACTCTCTTTATCAAACCCTGAGTCATCAGGTAGTCCGCAGCCCAGATAGCAGCGGAGGTCTTCCCCGTGCCAGCTTCGTTAAAGCAAAAGGCCCGCTTGTGTAGCGTAAGAAAGCGTGAGGTGTCGCGCTGGTGATCAAAGGGAGTAAACATCCCCGGCCAACCATAGTCGCGAGCAATAGGAGAAGGTATCTTTATGTGAGCGGGTGTCACCCTCGCTAGGCGCTGCATCTCGTCCATGCCCCAGTGAACTAGGACTTCCGAGTGGCTACCTCTTGCACTCGTCACCATGCTTTTACTGATATAACTTGTAATAAGCTGGGCTAACTCATGCGAACAGAACAGCTTTACCGCTGTATCTTCTACTATTTCAACTGTCATTGTGATCCACTGTATGGAACTGAGGGGGGCCGGGGATTAACGTACCCCGGAACGGTTGCGCCTGCCGTAGCGGAAAGTCATGAGGTCCAAAAGGAGGGGACTACCGCGCAACTGACATGGTTATTGGCTACTCATGCCTTAAGCCTGCAAGAAACACACCGACCCGCGAAAGCCAGCAAGTACAGTGTATGGGCGACTTGGGTGCTCGTCAACCCCTTTTGCAAAATTTATTTCATCGACCCGTCAGAGTTGCGCTTGAAGGACCGGTTCTTGTGGGGCGACTGTAGAGTGTAGCCATCCTTGTTGCTGCCACCCTTGCTCAGTGCCTTGACATGCGCTACGTCCTTGCCGGCGCGGCTTACGCCCTTCTTGTCAAGCGTCCTTCGGGCACGTTGGCGCTCCATCCGGTTGTCAAGCTCCCCTCGTTCCTTCTGCTGTTGGTACTCTTTCTTATAGGGACGAGGTTTATTTTCGTAAGCCATGATCATCTTTCTTTTTGAAATTCACATGTTTTGACGGGGCACCACCCGCACAAGGGGGTTGGGTTGGCTTGCCACACATCATTCATATGAGACAAGCGAAGACGTTCAAGGTCGTTAGCGAAGTCTTTCCACAAGGCTTCTTTGTTATCTCGGTGGTACTCAGAGTCTACGAAGTGATTGTGCATCACGAACAGTAAACCAGCCTTGATGTGGATAACTTTGGGAAAGTGTTCAAACGCCATAAGAGCCATCAACTGTAGCTGCTTAGGGTCAGGGTACTTGTTGCTACCCGTTTTATAGTCGATTATATAGGCGGTGTCACCGTTGACCGTGATCAAGTCTACCACCCCACGAACCCAGAAGTCCGATGCCCCCCAGGTACATGGTGACTTATCGTAAGTAAGCGCCATACGAAGCTCTGGGTATTTGTCACCTTCCATGTCGGTGAGCGTGTCTAGCATGTCCTTGAACCGTGAGTAGTTCTCAGCTAGCGGTGTACCATCTTTGACGTAGTGCTCCAGAGCCCGGTGGACTTCAGTGCCATAGAGCATCTGCGGTGTTGGGCGCTTGGAAAAGCGTTTGTATACCTTAACTTCTGCGTATTGCTTAGGGCAGTTGGCGTAATCTTTGAGGCCAGAGTAAGACCATTTAACGTTTTGTGGTTGCATGACTGATAGTGACTAGAGTGATTGGAGCCTTATTATCAGCAATCCCCGTAACTTAGTCCACTCTTTGTGTCGCATGACACGGGCAAACCCGGTGCCCAGTCTGGCGCAACGCTCATGATGCCAGTGATCCAGGCTACTGCCTCCGCGCACTCGTCCGCTGGAACCACCACGACAACCGAGTCATGGACTGTTAGTGCAACCTTATACCTTGCATTGATCTTGACAAGCTGCTCACCTACGATACAGCGAGCAAGCGCTTGCACCACGTTCTCAACCACGGTGCCGCCCCAGATGCTGATCTCACCTTTGCGGGAGTTGTGGACAATCTTGCTCCGAACTTCTTCTGTGTTCCGGTGAAGCGTCTTGTAGACTATGCGTAAGGTATTGGGTAAGATGATGCCATCCGAGTCGAACCCGACGCACTTGTGTTCACCAAAGCCAACCTCGCCACCTTCTACCCCGTCGATCATGTGGGATAGCAGCGCGTCACCTTCCGTCCATAAGTCTCTGACTTTGTGGTTAGCATCCCGGTACACCTCGATGATGCGCCGAGCTTCAACCTCATCCACAGTCATGGGCGGGCTCGATGTAGCAAGCGTTGCCTGTAACTTAGCCCAGCCAGTGCCGTACCCGCATCCAAGCACGACGGTCTTACCAATGAACCGCTGCTCTGCGGTGACCTCTTCAGGCTTACACTTATAAATCTTAGCTGCCATCACCCGGTAGACATCCACCTTGTCAACGAACATCTTAACTACGTCGTCCTGACCAGCGAACCACGCAAGTACTCGCGCTTCGATTTGCGAGGAGTCTGAGTTAATTACCATATAGCCCTCTGGCGCAATGATAGCGTTCTTGAGAGCTTTCTTCTTCTTGTCCCGAGAAGGCAGGTTCTGGAAGTTAACCTTGTCCGAGCCTGACCACCGGCCAGTGTGTGCTCCATAATACTTAAGCGGGATAGGAAGGCTCTCCCCGTTCCTCCGCCCGATGTCTATGAATCGCTGGATACGACTCTCTTCGATAGTGGACTTCACGCCCAGCCTAGCAGCACATAGACTTTGGATAAAAGTGTCTTCGTGCGACATCAATGCAAGGAAACCTTCGTCCTTCTTTGATAGTGCTGGTGCTACCTTACCTGTACGCTCGCTGATCTTGGTCGGTACAGTGACACCGAAATCCTTGAGTACCTGCGCGAACTTAGGGTTGCTCGACAGCTTCAGTGAGACTTCCTCATCGCTCTCGCAGCCCAGCTTCTCCTTCAAGGAAGACAGTAATTGCTTACGCTCCTCGATCAGGTCGATCATCCGCTCGTGCAAGATTTTCTCATCCACATAGAGCTTCGGGTGTGTGAACATACTTATGGTGATGTCGATCAGCTTTAGCTCATTGTCTGGGAAGTTGACGATGAAGATGTTGAACAACTTGTATGTAAGCTCAACGTCATTGCAGCAGTACCGCCCGTATTGCGCAAGGCTTTCTTTAGTGAAGTCTTCTAACCGCACGCCCTTAGCGTCAAGGACTTCAGTACCCTTCTCACCAATGTTGTACTGCACAACCAGCTTTGCGAGCGAACCACCAACTTCTACACCATGCAGAGCGCGAGCCATGCACAAGGTATCTACGAACAGCTTGGGCTTCGGTATCTTGAAGTACCAGCAGAGGATCGCACCATCGAACAGCATGTTGTGCGCGAGGACTGAACTGTTCTTCCAGTCGAACTTGCGAAGCCACTTAGTTAGTTCTTCACGGGTGCCTGAGTACCAGACTGCCGGGGCGTCGTCCACCTTGACTGATACGCCGATTACCTGAAAACTTTCGCTACGGATGTATTCTTCTGTGGTCAGCCTAGTCAGAGAGAAAGTTCTATCGTAGTACGTTTCAAAGTCTATGGTAATTAAACTCATTGTGTTCCTTTGGTGCCCGAGGCCGGGGTCGAACCGGCATACCTTGCGGCGAGAGATTTTAAGTCTCTTGTGTCTACCTATTTCACCACTCGGGCAGGTTGGCCCAAAACCTAGATGAAATCTTTCCATTGCCACACGCTGTTCGGAGCATGTAGTTTAATAGGTTTGGGTGGTAGAGGCGGCAAGGGGGTTATTGGCGCGACTACCCCTTTCCTTTTATCCCGCCACCGTTTCTCTTGCGCTCGGCGCTTTGTCCATCGTGTGGACTCCATCACTGCCGCTATCTTTGGGGTTGCCCACCGTGCGTTTGTTGAGCCGCCCGTAAGACCAATCATTTCTGACTGGCGAGCCACGCCCAAGATTTTAATCAGTCTATCCTTTGTGACAGAGAAGCGCCAACAAAGGTCTTTAGTACTCACGCCTTCGGGGTATTCGCTCATTGTCTGGACTATGAGCAGCAGCAGTGCTTCGTTGTCGGGATGCATCACACGCACTGCATCATATAGTTTAAATACCACAGGGCTTTATTGATCGACTCATCACCACCCTTGTGCTTCTCGCGCCAGATGTATTTCAGGGCGTTACCTTTACAGTAGCCCCGGAACTCTTCTTCAGTCAATGCTGACTGGATTGCTTCAATGCACTCAATTGCTCCCTGCTTGTAGTGTGGTGGGTTGTTTACGTTATCCTGCACCTCTTTGGTGTATCTGCCGTCGGAATCAGTGGTGTACAGCGGTGGTGGTGTAGCTTGTTTGTATGTCATTTTCCGTCGTCCGTCATTGAGTTGATGTGTCGGATGGCGCAGTCGTAGTGCCTGGGACCATAGCTCCAGCAGTCAGGGCCATGCGTACCAATCCATCCCTCCCTATCGTCTTGATACTTAAGTCGCTCCTTGAGAGTGGCAACTTCAGCCAGCGCAAAAGCTGTCGCATTGACAAGATAGACGTTTGCTTTCCTGTACTTTTCGTTTTCTGCTAGAGCATCGCCTAGCAGGAGGTCCAGTTTACGTTCGGTCTCAGTCATCTGCCCCCCATTAAAAACTTGTACGCATCAAGCATACGAATAACAAGGATAGTCCGACCTTCGCTATCATCGTAAATGGTTTCATACATACACTTGGCGTGTACAAAATCTAGAAATTCCTCGTAGGTCATCCAATCTTCTCCCAGTTGGTTCCTGAGCCAAACTTAGCCGCATCGAAAGCCGCTTTCCTTTGCTCCGCAGTAGCCCGACGCAGGCGAATATCCCAAAACTGCGGATACAGTGGTTGCTCCTTTAACAACTCAGCAAACTGCACCCACGCAGCCATGATGTCTGGCGCTTCAATTACGAAGCGGCCTTGGTCAATATTTTGGACGCTTGAATACTCGGCAATAAATACTTTAGTTGTCGGTGGCGGTGTCATGTGTTCTTCTCGCGTAGTTTAACTTCTATAGCCGCTGCAATCATCTTGCGTGTTTTCAACCCATCACTGCCACGGCCACGGTTCTGGAAGCAGTCATGTATCTCTTCATCCGTCAGCCCCTGCCATTCAAACGGCTTTGCATAAAGTGGTCTGTCATCTTCGCTAGTTTTATGGTTCCAGATCGTACCGCCCACGGCTTGCCAAGCGTAAGGTTTGCCCATGAGGTCTTGTTGCGCAGTGGGCAGACGGGCTGGCTTGTACGCCTTTATCATCTTTACAACGTCTTCCACCGTATAGCCCAACTCTTTCAACAATCCAGGCTGGACAAGAAGCTTGGTAGGTTTGGGGTTAGTTGTTTCTCCCATCTCTGCAATATGGGCGCGGATCGCCACGATTGCGTTATCAAGGCTTTCCTCGGACAGTGCTTCAAGCATGTGTTCCTCCGGTCTGTCGTTCTTACCCTCCCAGTACCATAGTCTTCCATCAACGTTTTTCATTATGTAAATGGCTGGCTTGTCTTCACTCATTGTTCTTCCCCAGTCGTAGGACATTACGGTTTCGCTTTCTTACCCTTTGCCAGCGTAGCAACAATGTTTGTTTCCATTTTGCCCTGCTCATACCCAATAAAGAACATCTCTACAAATGACCAGTCATATAACCGGGCAATGACAACGTCCTTACCATAGGGTTCTTTTTCTGCAACAATATTGATGGTGTTATTGCCACTCCCAGGCTCAAGCCGGAACCCGTTTTGTTTGGCTCTATGTTTGCAGTCTTCGATGCGCTGCTCAATAATCCAGGGGTTTGGGTTTACGTTCATGGCTCCATCCCGAAATGGTTCATGATTAACAACTTGACGTTGCCGGTATAACCGGCGCTCAACTCGGCGCACTCTCGGATAATCAAATCGGCAAACCGCTGCACGTTGATGTAGTCGGCAGTGCATTCCTCCCGTCCCCGACTGTCAACAGTAACGTCAAAGCAACCTTCCATAAATATTCTTATTCGTTCGTTCACGACGCCTCCATCAGTTGACGCACGGTGCGTACACGCACAATTTCCATCGTCCCACGCATCGTTGGTTTCATTTCATTGCGGTATGTCTGAGCACGCAGTAAGGTCTCATATGCCTGCAGGATGCACACGGAATAGTTTTCCCGATTTGTTGGAAAAAACCACACCTCAAAAACATCGGCTTCACCGAGATTAAGTTCGTTCATGGTTCAACTCCGAAATGTTCTTCCAACTCATCCGCAATATTGCGAAGGCAAGCCTCGCTGTAGGAGTCTGGTAGGCTACTGTTTCTCACAATGTTTGCACATTGCTTAACAATCAACTCGGCAAGTTTCTGGGAATACAACTGCTCCCTGGTATACCCGGTTTCTTTGTAGTTGTACTCCTCATAACTCCATTCATTGGCTTTCTCAATAAGCTCGTTGACTATCCTGCTGTTGTTCATAGTTCCCTCGGCCATTGACCCATCCTCTGTTTGATGTCCGCGCTGTCCAGCGCATTGCGCACCTCGTCGTGCATTTTTGGGAGCGGTGCCCACGCTACACACCCCTGCCCCCACGCGCCGACAACGCACACCCCGCCCGTCGTAAGGATCAGGCACTTAGCTCCGGTTGGTGGTAGGTCAGCGCCCTGTGTTGGCAAGCGCCATGTCGAGTCCCCTGCGATGTAGTCTTTCATTTCTGCATCGCCTCATACTTCATACCAAACAAAGCTTCTATCCCAGGCAGAAGTTCTTTAAGCAGTGCGTTGCGGGTCATGGGAAGCATATTAACTAGATTAAAAAGATCAAACCCATGATCACCTACCCCAACCAATATGGGGGTGCAATTACCGGGGTTCCATATGCTGCGATCTTTATCGCCCATGCAGTATTCAATATTACTCCATCTTTCCCGCCTTGCAAGCTCATAGAGTTCTTTGAGTAAATCATGGCCGTTCCCATAAGGTTCAGTAAGTATCACCCGACTTCGCCCTATGCAATACACCTGAGTGTGGTCAAAACCTTTTGGTAAAGCCATACCAAACACACCAGTAAGCGGTGCTTTAGACAACTTCAACCCCGTGCGCTTACGCCATTGCCTTGATCTCTCAGCGGCGGCGGGATTCCCAGCAAGGTAGATACTCATTTCTTCAACGCTCCAGCTATAGCAGGCACAATCTTCTCGACACTGCGCCCGATGACGTAGCCACCTAGGCCAAGCTCCACAATACTCCAGAGCTTCAGCACTTCAGCTTCTGTGATGTTCGGCGCGGACCAACCCAACCAACGGGCAACGATCAGCCCACCGAATGTCAACATCAAGATGGGTCGCCAGCAAGCAGCAAGCCAATGATCCGACTGTGCTTCAGCTTTGACAATCTCAGCCTGACCGGCGTAGATAGCTAGTGCCATCTGGACTTTGCTGCGCTCCATCTCCCCTGCGTCAGGCCAAATCTTGTCGAGGATTGTCTTACCTGCGTCTAGCGCAGCGGTAAGAGGGTCGAGGCTCATTGCGCCTCCTTTAGCCTATCCTCCATGAGGGAGTCATAGGTGTCTTCCATAAGGAACATATAGTCTTTCTTGCTGACCCCGCCAGTAACCACAAGGTCAACGAACATGAACTGGAGAAGCTGCCCGACATCTGTTAAAGAAAGTCCTGACGCATGTAGCAGTCTCTTGATCTCGTCCCCCATGTAGCACTGATCGTCGCTCAACGCTTTAGCTTTTACTAGTGTCATTTCCATTCTCCTAATCTCATTTGCTCGGCGAGTCTATGCGCACGAGCAGGTGTTTGATGTTTAGCCCACTTACTGTTAACCATATGGAGGGCGGCGGTTTCGTAGTCCCCCGTTCGTACCGCGCCAAGCATACTAGGGAACCCCAGCAATCCACGAGTACCCATTTGGAAAGCCATGTTAATCAGCACTCCCAAACGGGGTTCACTCAACTCTTTCGCCCACGGTAACGCCGCCAATACCTGCGCAGTTTTCTCCGCGATATCGTTATGGAGCAGGAAATCAATTTCGCTATCGCGAAGACCACCGCCCCGGCGAGCGTCAATAAGACGCCCAACACCAATAGTGGTGAAACCAAGAGAATCCTCATACGCATGGCGCACTACTCCTTCGTCGCGTATCAGTTGCTGTTTCAAATCCACAGTGTTGCTCCCCATGCAAGAACTAATACCCACGCGATGAACGCAGCGGCGCTAGACACCCACGACCAATGGTTTTTATAGTGAGTTATTGCGCAGCCATAATCGGCTCCGTGTCCAAAGGCTTGATCGAGGGTTCGGGGGAACCTGCGTGTCGTCCAGTTAGACTTTCCGTCGTGCTGAACCTGTGTTCGTTGTAACATTTGTACCTTCTCCAGGTAGAGTTATTGGGGCGCTGCCGAGTTTCTAGTACACCGGCTGGCGCATTGCATTTGGGGCATTTCAAGTTCTGCTTCTCTCAGGCCACTTGCTTGGGCGATCTGCCCACCTGATTCCCATCTGCACTGGGTCTACTTTACCGCTGTAATACTTG